ATCCTTCTTCTTCTTATATGTTCGCTTCTTGGGTGCTTCAGCAGAGTCATCAAGAGCAACCGCTCTGTTCTCTACTTTAGGCTCATCGTATGGCGCAATTCGTCCAATACCCATCAAATCCCTAGCTTCTTCATCAGAGATTTCAATTACCGACTTAGCCTTTCTAGGCGCACCGCCAATAACACAGTTTCTCAAAACTTGATATTTCATCTTGCCTCCAAGAGTCGGCGGGGACGAATCCCCGCCTATCTTAATTACCACTAATGTCTACTAGCTATCTTGGCCCAAGCAGAAACTAACGGGGTGTCGTACTGCAACGTCCATGCTCTGGATAGCGCGGATCAGGATAGTACCTGACTTGGAGTTTGTATATGGATCAACCAATATATCCAAACCGCCCCACATTCCGACGAGTAGGTCGCTAAAGTTACCGAAGTACAAATCACCTGCGGTACACTGGTTAGAGACAATAGCCTTATAACCATTCATGGTGCCGCCTGGCTCAATGACAAACTGTGCAGTGCCGGAAGCCTTTTCTACAGTCTTCAAAGCGCCGTACATTGACGCAGGGAGGATGTAAGCAAGGTTGCCTTGCAGAGCGTTGTCTGCCGCTACTTCAGTTTCCATCTGTACAACTTGTGCAAACGTAGGAATCAAGTCTACGGCAGCGCCGAAGTCAACGGTGTTAATGCCACTAGTAGTCTTGATACCAGTAGGCTGACCGCTTGAACCAGTTCCCGCTAATGCAGCCAAGTCCATTGCAGTTGCAATAGATTGTGCCAAGTCATCACGGATGAGTGCTTCAATGTCCAACGTGGACTGCTGGATCATACGACGAGTCACTTCCGTAAATGCACCCAAGTCTTTAGGACTGAGGGAGATTTGCGAGAAAGTAGGCTCTGATTCAGCTACGTTAGCGCCTTCAGTTGCAAGCCAAGCCGCAGAAGAAGCAGTTGCTTTCTTAGGGATCTTGACATCACTTTGAAGACCATTGAGGATTCGCGCACCAGCTTGCATTACTGAAGACTGATTCCGCAATACGTCGATGAAATCACCGCCACGGAAATCTTCCGTAAGCATGTTGGAATCATCTGAAGTATTGATGTCTCTTGTCCAGTTACGCAGAACGTCAGAAGGAAGCATTACACCTTGTGCAGTGCGGCCATACTGATCAGCAGCAGCTCTTGAGCATTCAAACTCAAACGCAGCTTCTTCTTGAGCGCGACGATCATGTGGGTTGGCAAGTGCATTGATTGCACGGACCAGACTAAAACGTTTAACTTCGTTTTTTGTCATGCCGATGCTCTGAGACTCTAGTCCCTCAGTGCTCTTGATTTCGTCCAGAAGGATTCCACGGAATTCTTCAATTGAACGGCCTTCTGAGATAGCTTTTTGAGCCATGTCAGACTTACTGTGTCGAGCGCCTAGCTCAACGATCTGTGCAGCATTCCGTTGTTCAGCTTTACGAGCTTCCGCTTGTACTGCCGCAACGTCAACTGACTCTATGACTTGTTCTGTCATGGGATTACTCCTGTTTTCAGTTACTGTTATGGGTTGGGAAGGCTCGCTAGATCGCCCCACGCCGACTGTCACATCAGCAGGAAGCGAGACCAAGCTGGCCTCAACGGGTCTCCAAGACTTCGCTACATAAGTATCTTTGTCTCGTTTCTCCATCTTGTTGATAGCGTAACCAACAGAAATGTTAGCCTTAATACCATCAACAACATCTGAGAACGCTTCGGCTGCAAGCCCGTTTCTTCCAAAACGCACTTTAGCGCGGAGTCTCCGCGATTCACCGTCAAGTTCTACAGATTCTACTACGCCGATTTGCTTCTTTGGATCGTGATCCATGAGCAATGGCGCTCGTCCAGATGCGATAAAACTCAAGTCAATCGCTTCTGCACTGTGTTCTAATACTTCGTTACCGAAAGATCTCTCTACAGGCTCCTCAGAGGACAAGGCAATCATTGCCGTTCTGCCTTCTTCGTCTATCGGACCTTTGTCCATACCCATAGCGCGATACTCAACCTTAACTTCGGAATCACGGTCAGCTTCTATAACTTCAGCTTCCATGTCATCTGTCATGGCTTTATGATCTCGTTCATCATCGTAATCAGCAGAGACCTCTTCGGCAGATTCCTCTGCTCGCTCTTCCTTTGCCAACTCAACGATGAAACTTTCCTCAGTTTCTTCTACGTTAATTACATGACGTTCCATTTGAATATCCTCTTGCCTTTCGTCTAATCTGTTAACAATACCTTTCGCCCAAGATGCACCCGCGTTACCGCCCCAGAGATCCCACGCCACTCTCCAGGCAGTCGGTCCACCGTCAGGCATTTTCTTGGCGTAGTGCTTGGCCTTATTGTTGCCATGCCTACTAAAGAATGAATGCATCCGCTTAACAGTGCTTTCAGACAACTCAGCACCGTTCTTTATGTCTCTCGCCCTAGCAACACCTACCGCAGTACCGCCTCTGCCGTACTTCTTGCGCCACTCTAACGCCCTGTTAGCAGCGGTCTTCATAGACTGATTAGGCTTATAACTAGTCATCGTCTGGGTCTATGTCCGCACTTCGCTGGCTACCATAAGGTTCTATGGCATATTCTACACCAAATTGCTCTGCTAACTTCTTGTCTCGCGAGATTTGGCTCAACAATTCCTCTGTGTCCATGCCGTACTGTCCGGCAACGTGGCCTAAACTTAGAATACCGTTCTTTAGTCCGGTGACAGCAGCGTTCATCTCCTTCAGCGGATCAACCCAGCTAAAGCCTCTGCCTCTGAACTCAGCAGCGAGCGCAAAACGGTCATATTCTCTTAGCGGGATACCAAACGAGTCAATTTCCATTGCCGAACTTAGCCAAGACGTATAAACGGGCGTAATAAAGTGCTGAATCATGAAAGAAGTCATGTTCTTGTAGAAATCACGCTCTTCCAATGCTCCCTGACGGATACTGGAGTACGAAGTAGCCTCCAAATCGTTAGAAAGTGACGTATATGACACGCCAAGACCACTTGCGATGCCTCTGAGAATGGACTTATGGAACGTATCAAACTCGTTAGACGGAAATGCAGGTTCAAATGCGGTGAAGTCAACGCCCGCAGGTAGCGTATGAAAGGAGCCTGGATCAGCTTGAATTATAGGGCTTTTGTCCTCGTAATCGTCTGCAACGAACCCGTCACCACCATCAACCTTAAAAAAGCCCATCTTTGACGCGCCAACACGCGCATTAACAACCGCAGCTTCTCTGAACGCACCTAATTGCTTAATCGCAGGTATCGCTGGTGCCAGCCAAGGTTCGCCCCTAGTCTGCCCCGTCCGCAATTGCTTAAATAGGTGAATTACCCTGTCTGCTTCAATTCTTTTGTACTTCTTCTCGCGAGTTTGCGACGAGAAGTCGTAATCGCCTGGATGACTAGTGAGAACGTGGTACGCAATCGGTCTACGAAACTTGTTGACCTCAACGCCCATTCTTATCTCGTTGCCATTCGCTAGACGTTTGTTGTATGTCTCGTCAATCTGATCAGCTTCAATGAACTCCAACGCAAACGAATCGCGGAACTCAGGCGCTCTATGCTTGACTATAAACGCTTCACCGTCCTTCGCTAGAAGTTCCATGGCAAGCTTCTGTACGTCAATCCAAGACAGCTTTCCGCAAACAGTAGGAAATCCGTATCTTCCCCACATCTTAAATGCGTTCTCTGCCGCTTGATTGCCCGTCTGGTCCAACTGACCGATAGAATCAACCGCTTTGGACTGATGGAACACGCCGTTCTCGCCAATCACGTTAACCTTGAGTAATTCAAAGTAACGGCGAGCATATTCGTTGTTCATTGACAGGTCGCGACTACGATTACGCAATTCTTTCAGCGCAGATCGTAATTCACTGTCTGCTGACCGCTCAGATGCAACAAAGTCAGCGAAAAGCCGACCGTTATCCACACCCGCGTATGTTCTTTTTATTGTTTTTGTTGCTTTCTCAGGACTACGCTTAAAAACGTCCAAGATCCCCATCAGAACCTCACCTTAATTGTTGCAGAGGTTGAACGATGATTCTCTGCGTCCAGCTTCGCCTTTTCACTAAAGACCTTGCCCGAAAAGTAATTTCTAGCATCAACAAGCTCTTGAAACGTCATCTTAGTCAAACTTCTACCTGCGATACTGTACGAAGAAACATCCGCATCTGCTTTACCTTCCAACAAAGACTCTATCTTTGCCAGCATGATCTCTGAGTGAGATCTAGGATCAGAGGCGTTAACGTCAAGATCCGGCACTACAGTGAAGTTGCCACGGTCTATGACTTTTCTTTGACTGTCCGCAGTTCTGACAATCTCAACCTGCCAATGATAATCGCCAGGATTATAGTTAGCTGTATCGGCAGAGTCTGCCTGAATAAGATAATAGTCGGTCGTTTCAGTCGCTGCTATATTTATCTCATGATCGCCACCGCCAGCAGCAATACGAGCAACATAATTCAGACTGTATAAATTCGTAGGGTAAGCATCAACGAGGTCAGAACGCTTCCACTGAATGAAATCGCCTACAACGATCTCACTTGGCTCGCCTTCTATAATATCGTCAAAATAATTTTTGTACGCCATTGTCACCGCCATGCATTGACGAAACCTTTCGTTCGCGGGACGAAAGATCTAGTATTATTTTCTTTCGGCTTCTCAGCCTCTTTCGGTTCAGATCTTATCTTGTCCGAAATAGTGTTGACATCAACGTTAAGTATAGCGTATGCAGCTACAGAATACACCATGCAATCAAAAGCTTCGTTCCTTGGACGGCGCTTAACGAAAACACGCTTCTTATAGCCTCTTACGAACTTGGTGACAATCTTTTCTGCTGTTAGCTGACGAAAATATTCATCATTAAGCTTATCGGAGAAATGCATGTAACCTGCGCCTTCCTCCTGTATTCTCATTCTGGCAAACAACAAGTCTTTAGTCGCATCCACTCCTACCGGAAATAAAGGACACTTCATTGTATTATTCTTACTCGGCCTTCCTGCTATCGGCTTGCCCTCACCGCCAACACCCTTGATTGCGAAAAACCTCTTGGCGTAGTTCTTCTTACAATATGAATAGACCGAATTAGTAAAGTGACCACCGGAGTCAATACATGCCGCACGAGAGACGATTTGTCTGCCGTCAGATGTCTCGTAAACCTTAGACAGTATATTGGTCAGAGAGGCCCACAATTGAGGCGTAGAAGGATCGCCGTACAGGACATGGTGGTCTATCACCCATGACTCATCGTCTCTGCCCCAACCGATTACACTTACCTCTAGTCGGTCATCCTGTGTATCCACTCCACAAGTAATGAACGCAACCTCTTCAGGAATTGTTTCCATTGGCTCCCTTCTGTCAGCCAAGGCGTAATCATCAATCTGCTCACCTTCATCCTCCCAACTGGTCGCAAGATAGACATTAGTCCACACCCGAAGCTGTTCAGGGTTCTTCTTCACCGATAGAAACTCTCTCACACCATCCGACAGAGGTGTCCATGGCGAATAAA